CATCGGCAACACAGTGCCACATTGTCATCCACGCCATAATCTTAGCCCTCGACAACTCTGGACAGGTGACCCTCGAACTTAAGTCCTACTTCACCCAGACCACCTTGTCGGTTCTTAGCAACCTTCATAATCATCCAGCTCTTTTGCCACTCAAACTGGTCCTCGGCGATTGACTCTCTGTGCAGCAGAATTACTGCATCGGCATCCTGCTCAATACCACCAGAATCTCTAAGGTCGGCTAGGTCGGGCTTAGAGTCTTTGCGTTGCTCTGGGCCTCGGTTGAGCTGGGCTAATGCGATGACCGGAACTTCTAGATCTCTGGCAAGGTTCTTTAGCCCAATGGAGATGTCGGTAATCATCTCGTATCGCTTACGGCCCTTTTCTGTGTCCTGAATCAAACCAAGGTAGTCAACAACGATTGCTTGAAGCTGGCCGTTAGATTTGACCCCATTTGCCATCGCCCTAATCTGCAAAAGGTTCTGCCCTGACTTGTCATGGATGGCAAGCTGATGGCTCGTTATCTTTTCCTTAGCTCTTGCAATCTTGTCCCAGTCAATGTCTTTGAGTGTGCCCTTTTCAATGTTGCCAATGTAAACCTCGGCTTCCATGCTGATAATGCGATTGTAAAGCTCTGCTTTGCCCATCTCAAGGCTATGGAAGCTAACTGGTCCTTGCTTCGATAGCTCCCAAGCAATCTGCAAGCCAACAATGGTCTTACCAATACCAGGTCGGGCTCCGATGATGTAAAGGGCACCTGGTCTAAAGCCCCCAAGGATGTCGTTGAGGTCTTTCCAAGGGCTGAGTGGATAGTTTTTTGGCTTGTCTATTTCATCAAGGTAAGGAATTAGCTCATCGCTTACATAGCTCGGTCTGCTTGCTGTGTTGCGATCACTTAGGTTGTCAATCTCTTTCTTGGCTTGATCTATAACTGTTGCCAAGTCCTCGTGCTGTGCCTTCATGTTGATTACTTGACCGGCATGAGCAAGCTTTCGCCTGGTGACTTCCTCAATGACTCGCTCAGCGTAGTAGCTGACAGATGCAGCAGTTGGGGTTGCTGTTATGCAGTCATGTAAGTAGCTGGCAAGCTTTGGCAACCTTGACCCGACTGTGATGACATCTATCGGCAAGCGAGCTTGTTTCATCTCAAGCATCGTTGCGTAGATTTTCTCGTGTCCGAGATCGTCAAAATCTTTTGCTGTGAGCGTTAGGTCATCGAGTGCCTTGCCGTTTGTTAGCAGGACAGAGCCGATCACTAACTGCTCGAACTCGCTCACTTGATTCTGCCAAAGATAGGTTTGCTTGCCGGTGCAGGTTTATCGTTCTCTACTGCTTCGTAGAGTCCTTTGTTGAGCCAGGATGCTGGGTAGGGAATGTAGGTCATGTCGGGTAGTTTACTTTCCGAATACGCTTTGGTGATGCCAATCATCTCATCAGCGGTTTTCTTTTTTAGCACTTGCTTCCATGCTTTTAGGGCATCAGCTTTAGCTACCTTTTTAGGGTAAAGATTCCAAAAGGTTTCAAACGATTCATCAGCCTGTTTAGTTAATGTTTCTTTTAGGGTTCTATTAAGGGTTAACACGCCACCTGCTGTCACCTCTGAAGCCGATTCTGTCACCTCTGACTGCGAATCTGTCACCTCTGAAGCGGTTTTTGTCACCTCTGAAACCCCATCTGTCACCCCTGGCAAGTTCACAAAATACCGGTTGGCTTTGTAGGGTCCGTAGGTCGGTGCAGATCTAAACTCGACAACTAACTCACCCAGCTCGATAAGGTCTTGGATGTCACGCTGCACAGATCTAGGCGATGAGTTCACCATGTTGGCCAAGGTTTCGATTGAAGGCCATGCACCTAATTCGCCTTGGTGGTCAGCGATAGATAACAGGACCAATCTGGCTCGGCCTTTTGATTTACTCTCACGCCAAACAGCGTTCATAATTTGGATGCTCATCTTGCAGCTGCTCTCTCAGCCATAAGCATCATGACAGTTGGGCTAATGACTCTGTTATCGTAGCCCTCTTTGACCAGCATTACCCATTGGCCGTTGTCGAGTCCCATAGCCTGGTAATCCATCTCAGCCATAAAGATGTTTCCGCCGTACATTTCTAAGACCTCGGCAAGGTTTTTATTGTCCCAGTTAAACACAAATGTGCCTTCCTCTTGTAAAGGTTGGCACTAAGATTAGATAGATGCCAACACCCAGTTTGTTGGTATTACGCCGTCTAGAGGTTCCGATCTCTAGGCGGCACTTTTATTTAGTTATGTTTTTACCTTAGCACCCTAAAAGTATTCGATGTCATGATTTGGCACCGGTGTCCTGTTGAAGTCGTTATCTAATAGCCACCAGCCGTCACCCATGTAAACAGGGGTCAACTCTGGCACCTGGTGTCTTTCCAGCTTCCAGCCAAACTTGCGACCCAAGTCGGCAAACCTAGCGTTTGACTCAAGCATAAAGTTGGCAGCACTACAAAGCACAATGATGTTGCTAGGTCTGTCTAGTTTCTTACTGCCACCCATACCCCTGTTAGCTCGGTGCTGAGGGATAAGCGTGTCATCGGTAGTGCCACAGTGTGAGCAACACTTGTCACGATCTAGGAACTTCTGAAAGGCTTTGTTATTCATCCCAAGGGTCGTATTCTTTTGCTGGCAGGTCAAGTCCGGTGCCTCTGTAATCGGCACTGAATCCAATGCTGCTGCTGGTTTCGATGTCTCGCAATTCTGGTGCACCTTCCTGGCAGGTGTGTTTCCTTCGCCATTCCCTGACTAGGGTTATCGGGTTGGGCTCGTCAGTCTTGAACTTAGCCCCACATGAGCAGGTTTCGGCAATCACCCAAGTAGGCTACCAGCTAGGCGTGTTTCCACTGGATTTCGACATTTTTGCTGATTACAGCCATCATTGTGGCTTGGTCTGACAGGGTTTTTAGCTTGGTTCGGACCCTGTTGTATTCGGCCTTGGCTAGGTCAGCCTTTAGCTTTTCCTCTACTGCTTGCAACTTAGCCACAGCTTGTCGGTCTGCAACAGTGCCAGAGTTGTTGATAAAGGCTAAAGACACTGCCTTGTCATAAGCAGCCTCAGCATCTGCCATCTTGCACTCTGCATCGTAGAGGGCGTTAGCCCCCTTGTCCATCTCGCTTGTCAGGCGTTGTAGCTCCTGGACTATGTGGCCTGGTGTAATAATTTCCATCTCTTAGCCTTCTAGCTTTCTCTCTTTGTAATCGCCATAGGTCGGTGAGGATGTCTAGCTCACCTTTGTCGTATTGCTCATGCAGACACTCTTGCACTTCGAGTATGGAACTAAGCAGAATCCTTTGAGCCTGATAGTCCATTGGCGATGTCCTTGATCTTGTCTAGCGTTGCTGTGTCAGCTCCACCAGTCTTGGCCTCGCTGTATAGCAAGCGTAAACCATCAAGGTCATTGCCTAATTCTGTTGCCATTGCAAGCCAATCTCTACCAGTTGCAGATGGTTTCTTATCCCTTGCAACCTTGGCCATCTCCTCGCGTGTTGCTCTCTTATTGCCTGAGTATCCGGCGTTAGCAAGTGCTCTACCGATTGCAGATGTTTCTGCGTTCTCTAGTGCAGATGTTTTGTTTGCCATACCTTGACCATCAACTTCAAAAGCTAGACCTGTTGCCTTTGGCTTGTCGGTTTCGTTGTTTAGGTACACGCTTGCCATAACTACCCAGGTGCTCACCTGTCGGTCTTGCAGGGTTGTCTGGTTCTCGGTGATGATTCTGCCGTCAGGGTTGTCCTTGTAGAAACGCTTGATGCGTTGCTCTACTGTTTCGTAATCGTTGAGGTTGAACTGTGCCATTTACTTTCCCTTCTCGTGGTGCAGGTAAGGTGCTCCACCGGCTCTTGATCTAAGACTAAGCAGGTGCTCGCCGTAGATGATGCCTCGCTTCTTACCTTCCATTGCTTTGATAACTCTAGCTTTTAGGTCTGTCATTAGCTTGTTAGCCTTCTCAGCGTCATTGACAGCGTTGAAGTAGTGCACCCCAAGCTCATCTAGGTCAGCCTCGCCATCCTCGATGTTCGGGCTAAGTGCTCGGATGGTTTCTAGTGTTGAGTTTGACCCATCCCAATCAGGCATCTTTAGGTCTAGGCAAGCTTGCCGGAATCTAAGAGCAGCATCCCAAAGTGTGTTTGCCTCAAACTCATCCCACTCAATGTCAAACTCCATGTAGCTAGAGCCAGCTAGTGCGACAAGCTTTGCTCGCCTAATGCCAAAAACCTTCATGTACCAAAGCACTTGTGCTCGGTAGGACTGTGGAACTTGT